GATCAGCCCCCGCAAGGCTGTTAAGGGCACTGATCTTAAGGTCAGCCATGAAACCCTACGCATGAACCACGATGGGCTCATCATAGAGCCGTCACAACTACGGATCCAGCAGGATTGCGTCAGTTGTGCCTTGGTCAAGCAAGATCTTGCCGGTGTTGTCTTCTTGAAGCATGTTGCTGATGACTTCAAGGTCCATGCGAATCTCGATCTTGCTTGTGGTGATGAAGTCTGCAGTGATCTGCACCATCTGATTTGGAGTGAACTGCACCGCACAAGCGGTCAAGACACCACTTACCTCGTACCAAACTGCGTCGTTGCTCGCGTCTGAGTGATTGGCAGGGTTATAGCCAGAGGTCTTGATGTAGAAACGCCCTTTGAAAGTGCTGCCTACTTTTGTGCGGAGCACAAGCTCAAGGAGGTAGTTAGGCAGCTCTTTGGTGGTGTCTCCGGTGTATTCCCACTCGCATGCCATGCGGCCAGAACCGGACATCAAAGTTCCGATGCGATTACGAAACTCATCTGACAGTGTTGTGACATCAACAGTCTCACGTTGAGTGTTCAGTTCATAGCTTTGAACCCGACCAAGGACTCGATAATCACTGTTCTGAACGACAACCTTGATTGGAATATTATTCGCAGGTGTCGCTAGCGCAGTAGCATTTGTTGTGCCACCGACAACAGCATGAGCAAAACTGTCATACAAACGAATGCCGTCTAGCTCGTCGACGTAGATAAATTTTTTGACACTCGTCTTGGTGTAGTTGTCAATAAAGTCAAGAGCAGAGCCGTCAGTGCTAGTAATTTCAACTTGATCACCAGTAAGAAGCTGACCATGATCAAAGTCAAAGCTGAAACGCTTTTTCGTTGCGTTTACGTCTGACGGGTTGATTGTCGACTGCAAGTCGCTTCCATCAAACTCACGCTTGAGTTCAACCTCGCCAAAAGTGCCTAAATAAACACTCATGAGATTGTCACCGTAGAGAGAGCCCCAGTACCTTGGAAGCTGACCTCTGCTCTTACGATGTCACCAGTTGCAGCGCCAATGCTCGCGCTGGTGATGTAGGCCGTCAGCTTGATGTCGTTGTTATCAGCACCGTCTACCCAGCGAAACGTCAGCTCAACAGTGTCGGAACTGCTAACACCTGCTGTGCCGGTCTTGTAAAGCTTGTTCAGTAGGTCAGTCGTGTTGATCTTGTTGTTGTTGTCCTTGTAATACAGCAACGTTGCGCTGCCGGTATAGCCTGAGATGCCTGGGGTGTAACTGCGAATATTTTCGTTGAGTGTGGTGGTCTCAAGCGTCTCCAGGTTCGCTTGCAGCTGAAAGCTGACGACCTTAGCGAGGGTCGTACCAGAAAGCTGCATTACGCCATCTCTGCCGGTGTAAACCTTTGCCATCAGAGCACACCAATCAGATTGACTGTAACAGTGCTAGTCCCAGGGCGCACATTGGCGATTGAAGGCGCAGAGGCATATCTCCACTTGTTATCGCCAATCGTTTGGAAGCTTGCCGCAGTGCCGCTCCAGCCTTGCACCGCCTGGCTTGGCAAGTCAAAAGTGTTGAACGTGCCTTTGGTTTGATCGTAATGATCAATAAAAAGCTGGGCGTTAGCGTCCGTGATATTTGCAAAACTCAGGCTCAGCGTCATGCTGGTTCGGTCTGTGCCATACAAAATCCGAACCTCTGCGCCCGACTGCGCTTTGTAGGTCTTAACAGGAAAGTCACCGGCATCGAACTGACGGCTTGTCGGAATGAGCGTAGGGAATGGCATGGTCAGCCCTCAGTCGTGTAAGCGGAGGTGTTCAATACATCAGCCGCCATCTTGCTGTTATAGGTGCTTGTGGTCGGAAACTCTGTCGCCATGACATCGACCATCCCATCCTCGCCCAGCGTCAACTGCTCAACCATATAAGTGTTGCTCGAAACAGTCGAGTCGGAAATTGTAAACAACGAGTCGTGCAAGGCTGTCTCTAGCACCTTGCCGCCCGAAACCGTCATTGTTGCTTCTGTGACCTTGTCGTCTAACGACTGATAGAAAACAATTGAATAAGAGCCATCTTTCACCTCAGTTGCAGACGTAATCGTTCCGTCTGCATTGATCGTGCCGTTATTAGCAGATTGGTAAGGGCTGGACTCTGTGACCACGCGAATAAACGAACCAGGCGCCAAAGAAATGCCAAACGGGTTTGTTTTAAATCGAACGCTATGCGTGACCCGCTTACGCAACGTCAGGAAGTATCGAGCGACAAGGAACGCATGGTCACGACTTGTGCAGAATTGAGTGAGGTCAAAAGATTCAACTGGATGATCCGAGGCACCAGAGACAGCCCTGCGCACGACAAGTGTTTTTTCGGAGGGCAGCTGGTTTTGCCGCTCTTCTCTATACCTAACAACAGCCTGGAAGTCCTTACGCTCCTCTGCTGACAAATATTCAATGCCGTAAGTCCCTTCAATAATGTTGCCCTGAGTGAACAACGCGCTGATCTTAATTGGGCTCTGGCTTATGTTGCCGTTTGTATCCGTAGGCAAGGCAGGCAACAGGCTGAACTTGCCATCGCTAATCACAAAATTGCAAAGGAAAAACGGAGCAGTCCTGCCAATAAAATCACGGAGATTAACGGCCTGATCAATCGCTCCGTCAAAGAAAAGCTTGTTTGACTCAAGAAACTTGCCTGTGGTCGCAAGATCGCTTGTATTGATCAACTGGCTAGAAACCACATTGCCTGTGCCTGCAACCTTGTCGGTCAGCAAATAGTAGACCAAGTCAGTAAACTTATTGCTTGCCCCGTGACCTCCATCAGAAAAACGAGTGACTGGAATGCCGTCAGCCAGCCAGAATCGAAGTTGATCTAATTGCGAAAAATTGCGGCTCGACTTTAATGACAAGCCTGTTAAAGTCATGCCTGCGTAGTCAGGGGTTACGTCATTTGCCACTGATTCGTTGACATAAACAATTTCATGCTCAGGCGCTGATTCGTTTGACTTTTGAACAAGATTTCCGTACTGACTGATGTCAGCAATTTGCGTAGTGTGCTCAAACAAACGCTCGCCAGTCAGTCCAGCAGGAAGAACAGTCGTTGCGAGATTTAAGATCTCAAACCGCGCCCCAACAGAATCCCTGTCTTGAGCATATTCATTGCCACTTCGGGAAGATAAATCAATCTCGTAGTCAAAAGTATCGCCAATGCTCCAGTTGTCAGAGGTGAATAGCGGGTCGACCTGGAAGGTGACATTCTGCCAAGCCTTGTCTTTGTTGAAAAAGCTTTTAGTCGGCTCAGGCCGCGCCACTACAGTGCCCGTCATTTTGACCCTTATAAATTTGCTGCCTTTTGTTACGTCAAAAGTCTCTGACTTGACAGTTCCAATGCTTTGATTTTCTGCATCCCCTAAAATTTCCTCTTCAAAAGCAGATTCACGACCGCCAGGGTTTCTACCTTTAAGCGTTTGAATTTTTAAATGCAAACCACCAGTTGTCAGGTTTATACCAGCTGCAGGGCGACTCGCTTTTGGGTTGCCAGCTACATTAACTTGAAACTCAAAAGTTGAATTCGGCTGAAAACGACCATTACTAGAATTAACAGAAATGTTTGTTATCTCCCAAGCAAAGTCATTGGGATAAGCGTCATGGTTTGCAGGGAACTGCGCCTGAACTACTCCTGAAATTTTTAGGTTCAGGGTCCTGCCACTTCCATCGCCTGCTTGCACGTCAACTGTTTTTGTTTGACCCATATAATTAGCATTCCCAAAAATCTGATGCGTAAAAGTAACCTTTCTGCCCCTTCTAACATTAAGAGGCAAAAAGTCTAAGAACGCTACAGTTTCAACTTGCTGACTAGAAAAGGTAGTCAGATCTGGCAAGTATTTATCAACGCCAATGACATCAGGCACTGTTTGCGTAACAGAGCTGGCAGTGATGCCTGGATCTGTTGTCATTTCAGGGCTTAGCCGAATGTCGCCGGCAGTGACCTCATCGCCTGTAATCGTTACTTCAAATGGAGTAGGAGAGATCGCTGTCACAAAACTCCGGGTTATTTTCTTGCCTGTTTTTGCGTTCAATCGCAAGAACAACTCGCTAGCAGGAGAGTGCCGCGCAACATCGGCTCCACTTTTAGGCACAAATTTAAATTCATACTGTCTACGCTCAGGATGCTTAATCCTGATCGAGTTATAAACGTCTTGGGGAGTTTGACCAGTGATGCAAAACTGCTCGCCAAGCGGATGCCACGGGAATGCTGTGCCATTCGCATCAGTGCCTGCATTGCGGATAAAAATTGTCCAAACAGAAGTTCGGGCAATATAAATGTTCTGTGTACCAGCCTCATACGAAATTTTGTCCTTCTCGGCTTCGAGCAAGTCAAGACCCGAAGGAATTTCTGAAAAATTACAAATGCCGTTCAGCTTATTCCAAACCTGCGACTTCAATCCAATCTCAGTTACATCGCAAGGCCGCGTATTTCTGACAACCCCAAAGCTGACTTTTGTTAAAGGATAAAATCCAATACCTGCAGACATATTTCGACCGTTTCGCGCATTTGTTGCGCCATTGTCATCGTTGTAAATGCCACGGCCAAGCATCCTTTCGCTGATAAGTCCAATTGACGCGCCAAGGCCGGATCCAAAAGTCTCAACACACTTCAAAGTTATGTTTTGACGTGTGTTGGAATCCCAGCCACTTGCGCTGCGACTTTGAACGACCCATGCAGTGCGTCCGATCATGATATTTTCTCCGACCTGCAGCATGTCATCCGCGTTTCGGCGGAATCCGTCAACAGCTTGATTTATGTCGTCAACCTTGACAATTTTTTTCTTTTTCCGTTTGTATGTATCAGCGGGCAGCTTACCCGTAGCAATGGAAAAGGTAACGATGTCTCCGACACTTGCTGTTCGCACCTCAATTGGTGTTGAGCCAGAGTCAGAAACTGGTGTTCCGTTCAAAGCAACAATGCCCATGCGGCGACCATAGTTACGGCCCACACCCCTTTGACCTTGCCTGCGGATATCACTTGAATCATTCAAGTCATAATCACCAGCAATTTTGATACGTTCAGCAAGCAACCGATCTTTTGGATCATCGTCTTGACCCTCAATCTCTGGAATGCTTACAACCCTCCAATTCACACGATAATTAGTGCCGTTTGCGATAGCTCCATACACTCCAAACTGCGTTTGATTGCTTGGGGTATGTGCGGAACAAAAGCCGGTGTCTGCGCTTCTTGAGCGAGTAGGGCAAAGAAAGATATCGTTGTCAGTTTCTATATCACCAGAGTCAGGCTTGCCTCTGGTGCCATAGGCTAAATTTGCTGCTTGGATTCTTGTAAATCCAACGCTGTTTTTCTTCCAATAAAACGCAAACTCGTGATTGTAAATTACGTCTAAAGGCGAATTGCCAAGGAAAATTCCGTTTAGCTCTGGCAGGTCGATTCCAGTTGGAGGGCCAACAACTCCTTGCTCCCCTACTACATACAACTGCTTGACCATTTGCTGCGTTCCAAGCGAAAACGCACGCGACCAGACAAGGCGTGGTGCGGCAACAATTCCGCCAGTCTTGCCAGTGTAACGACCAAAAATAATTGGTATCGGGCTTGCGTAATCAGCAAGCTCAGCTTGCGAATCAAACCCAGACGTGGGGCTAAAGCGATCTCGACCAGTTACATCTCCAAGCTTGACAGTCTCGACGCGCGAAACTTGCTTAGGCTTTGGCGTCAGGAGCATTGACGCCGCACCTAGCACTAGGCCAATTGCGAGCTGAATAAGAGGGCCAGTCGCCGCCGGGCCATTCTGAACATCTGGGATAAGGGCATATTCAGCCGGACGCAACGCACCGCGCTTAGCCGCAAGATATGCAAACCGTCGATATTCTTGCTCAGTGCAGCCAAGAGTTTCGATTAACTGCCTTTCATACGGAAGCAGCGGTAGTTCGTAAATACGGACGCCGGTGCCCAAGTCACGAACGCTAAAGGGTTGTTGATGTAAAGAATCCCCTTCTCCCATGCCACCGCGAAAACCCACGATTTCCCCTCTAGCAGAAGCATGTCGCCATCATACTGAGGCTCTGCAACCCGATCTCCCCAACGCAAGAGGTCTCTGCAGATTTTTGTTGGAGATGCCGTGTACCAGTCAGGATCAAACGGCGGCATGGCGATGCCACAACGTCGTTGGACTTCATACACCAGATGAATGCAGTCGATGTACCCATCAGAGCCATCAGAGCCCAGGCGATATGGCAAACCGATTAGATCAACGCAATCGCACGCCACTTGAAACAGGGATGTTACCGATTAAGGATTGAGTTAGACGACGAAGGGGAACGTCTGAGCCAACGCCATCAAGGATGGTGTTGAGCACTAAAGTCAATGCAGTTTCATCCCACTCACCCTGGGAGACCTGCCCCACATATTCGTGCATCTTCGTTCCCTTGGTTCTGTCGTCTGGATCAAGGCTCATGACAAAGGCAGTTGCGATCCACTGCTGCTCGATTGCATCTAATGCCCATGCACGACTCAACTGGTTGTTGGGGAACAGCAAGCTAGCCTCGGTGTTGTCACCAGTTCGGTTAACGCTTACACCTGAAAATCCAAACGGCACAAAGGTGTAGGTGTCTCCGTTAAAAGTCGCGTTTTGCTGGATGTGAAAGTTTTGAAAGCGATAAACAACCGTCTGCTTAGGGTTGGTCAGCTTCAAATAATTGCCAACTGAAATCGTCGTCAAATCCCGACCCTCCTACGCGTAGATGGTGACTGCTGCAAGCGTTTGAGTGCAGCTTGCTGCCCACGTTGTGCGCCTTGTGCTGCAGCCTGCCTCATGCCTGCTTGGAATTCAGATGCAGTCACATAATCAACGCTGTTGATGCGTTCGACTGAGTAACGAACGTCAATAGGTGCAGAAGATCCTTGCACTGCTGCAATCGCTTCATCCTCAGAAGCTATGCCACCACCTGATGCGCCAGTATTTCGTCGTGAGTAGCGATTCATTGCATCGCGTGCGCTGCCTTGGTTATTGACCTCAACGCCAAGTCGACCACTAGGTCCGCGCTTAAGCGGCATAATCGCCTCAGCTCCGGCCTCACCCATCAAGCCAAAGCTGCCAGATGCTCCATCTGCGTACTGGAACATCGTCGGCTTGCTGACGATTCCACCCTTGGCAAACGGAACCACGCCGTTGCTTGAAAATGCATTGCCTTTTGCTGAGCCAAGGAAGCTCATTCCAGGCAAGCCCTTCAAGATATTGAACATTGCAGCCTTGATGAAAATCTTGCTCAAGTCAGACAAGACAGAGCGAGCAAATTCTTTGAAATCAGCCTTTCCAGTAGTGATAAACTCATGAAGCTTGTCGCCAAGTCCATCAAAAGCTTGAGCGGCCGCATTACCAAGGTTGCCAAACAGGTCACCCATTGACTGAATGCCTTTTTTAAATGTGTCCTTAAATTTGTCCATGCCTTCTTTGCCTGGCTTGTTTAATGCCTCGAGAGCTTCTTGCAGTTTCTTCTTAAGTTCTTCCGCGCTAAGAGCACCATTTTCAACGAGGATGCTGAATTTCAACATCAACTCGTTCAGCCTGATTTGATTTTCTGCTTGTACCAGCTGCTCATCAGTGAACAGGCCAGACTCACCCTTGGCCTTGGTGAGTAGTTTATTTAATTCGATTTTTGCCTTTGAAACGCTGTTGGCTTTTCTAAGTTGCTGTTGCTCCAGCCGGTTGATTTGGTTGGCCGCAGTAATTTCAATGTTTTTCAGCTCAACTCTCTGCTTTTGAGGCGGCAATGCTTCTGCCGCCTTTCTTGCAAGTTCTGCTGCTTGCTGTATTTGTTCTTTTGTAAGAGTTATCCCGCGCTCGCGCAGTGCGAGCTGTGCAATTTGTTTATCTGCCTCTTCTTTGCTGATGTCTTTGATTGTATTGGCACTCCCGCCGCCTTGGGTTCCATCTGGCTGGGTGCCAAGAACTTTGTCTCTCAACCCAGAGCCAAAATTGGTGGGCATCTTCAGGTCAAGGCTTGATCTGATTTGAGCAAGACGATCGATGCCTCCTGCTTCGAGGCCTAAAGCACTAGCAAGAAGCCTGTCTATCTCTTCGAGCCTTGCGGCCTGCCGAGGCTCAGTTTGCAGAACACCAGGGAATCTTTCAAAAGCTCTTTGCGATGCCGTGTCAGTTAAAGCCTTTTGACTTGTCGTGCCATATATTGAGGCATACTGCTCAAGCCTTTGCGAACGAACAATGTCGCCACTGATAGACTTGGCGAATTTTGCAATTTCACCGGCAAGATACTCAAATATTGGACCAAATATTTCAATAATTCCTTTGCCAATTTCAGTAAATATAGTTGCAACATTTTCTCCAAATAGTATGAATTGCGCAATAACGTCTTTGAGAGTTTCTTCGTTCTCTAGGGCAAAGTTGATTAAATTAGTGAAGTAGTCCTGGAAGCCTGCGCCAACATTTGCGAAGAATCCACCAAACGCAAGCTGTGCTTTTTTGATAGCAACTTCAAGTCGAGCCCCTGCAAGCTCAGGTGCCTTTGCCAACTCCTCGGCTGTTGTTCCATAACGACGGATCAACTCTTCGGTGAAGCCAACAAAGTCGTCGAGAGTTACTTTGCCCTGCTCCAGCAGTTTGTCTAGTTGTTTAGTGCTAATTCCCATCGAATCAGCAAAAATTGTAAACGCACCTGGCAGTCTTTCACCGATCTGCTGGCGCAGTTCTTCTGCACTCACCTTGCCTTTCGAGAAGACCTGCGATGCTGCTCTTAATGCAGAGTTGAGGTCTTCAGTGCTGCCACCAGTCGCAATAACTGAAGCAGATAAAGCCTCAAACGCTTTGTTCGTCTCGTCTGTGCCCAGCCCTGCGCCAACAACACTTGCCTTAAGCTTGGTGTACTGAGCAATAGTTGTGTCTAGCGGTACGACAAATTGCTCTGAAAATTGCTTGGCAGCTTGAATGCTCGTGTTGAAATCGGCTTGATTGCTGCTGACGCCGGCCAAGGCAATTTGATATTTATTGAATGTTGCTACTGTTTCAGCAACAGCCCCGGCCTGTTTGCGAATGTTGCCGACCTGAGCGCCGATAGCAGCACCTACAGCAGCCCCCGCAGGCCCGCCAACGGCAAGACCAATGCCGCCGCCGATAGCGCCCTCAGGACCACCAAAGACGCCGCCAGCAGCAATCGCTCCAACGCCTTTCGCAACACCAGCAAGCCGCCCACCAGATCGTTTGCGACCTTCAGCTTTTTGTAGTTCTTGGCTGTACCTAGATATGTCCGCAGTTAACTGCTTGAACTGGGTCGAGCCAATCTGTGCCTCGTTTCTAAGAGCTTTTAAAGCTCCTATTTGAGACTGAATTGTGCTGATATTTCTCTTCCCAGCCGTGTCAAAGTTCTTGATTCGATCTCTGACTTTGCTTATACCCTGAGAATCCAGCTGATTAGCTGCATTGGTGAGGCCACGAAAAGAACTCTCTAGCTTCTTGACTACAGCAGCAGCCCCTGAGTCGGAGAACTCAAGACTGATCTTGATCTTCTCAACTGCTGCGGCCATTTGAGCGCTTCCTGAGTTCGGTTAGGGCGGTCGCCTCCATTACCTGAAGACGCTCAAGCACATCAGTGCGATTTTCCACATTGTAGAGGTCAAACAAGCCTCCGGAACCCAGCAATACCTCGTACTTCAGCCCAAGCAAACCATCCATTGACACGTTCCACTGCGTCTGGGCACGCAAAAACATTTGAACTGTTTCCCAGTTCTCCTCCCATACCTCAAAGTCTTCAGGCTCCTCGGCTTTGGGCTTCGGCAGTTTCATGCCAAACGCTGCGGCATCGTCTTGGGTCTTGTCCTCGACCTGCTTGCCGCCAGAAGCCCAATAGACCGCAGCGTCTTTTAGTTTCCCGCTTCTCCCTCCGAGTAAGTGTTGGTGTAAGCATTCAGCACCGACTTGAGCCAATCAACGTCGTCACCGAACTCCTTGAGCAAGTCTTTTGAAAAAGCCAAAGGCTCGCCATCTTCCTCGATGCCTTCCCAGCCAACCAAAATCTTCTCGAGAAAAGGCAGGCCTGTTGCGTCACCCATCTTCTCAAGTTCAGACATCTTCACTCTTTTGAAGATTGCGATGAACTCAGATGTCTCAAATTCACCAGGGCGATCACCGCTTGGTTCTTTTACTTCGACAGGCCACTTGAACGTTTTATTCTTCTTGCGAACAAAAGCCATTAGGTAAGGAGCATAAGCCGGCTCAGCTTACACAAAAAAAAGGAGCCCGCAAAGGCTCCCATAAGTGTTGATTTCTGCCTTGGATCAGGTGAAGACCAAGTCAAACTCAGCGTTCGCTGCAGCGTCTGGCACGCAGGTGTAAGGGATCTCAAGCATCGCAATGCCATCAGAATCACCGTAAGCCACATCACCAATGTCCACCTTGCTGGAGGTGAATTGCACCTTGTTGCCAGCAACCGTGCCATGGGTGAAGACGAGGTTGCCAAGGGCGGCGTCGTCATCAACAGCTGCTGCGAAGTAATCCTTCGTGCCAAGAGCCACGGCTTCAATAGAGACTGAGCCGCCAGCAGCGCGATCGGTAATCAAGACCTCTTTGGTCCCGCCAACCAGTTCGCGATACACAGTGCTGTTGCCGAGATCAAACGAGAAGCTCTGCAGAGCACCTGCGTAAGAAAGCAGCTGGAAGCCCGTCACATTGCCGTTCTTGAAAATCAAAGGATCATCCTGATTCGCGTAAGTCGGAGTCAGGAGCGCAGTGTCGTCGGGAGCGTTGTAGATGCCGGTGAAAGTAAAATCCAAAGTTGGGATCTCTCCAACATTGGCGCTCAGAGCAACGTTTCCTCGGCAGCCAGTCATCTTATGACGGACGCCATCAATGTTGTAGTGAATGGTGACTGAAGAAAAGCTCGCGCTGACCGGGTCGTAGGTCACCGAAGTGTTTGCAACAACAGTCTCAGCGAGACCACATGCCTTCAGTGCTTTGCCGTAAGCAGGTGCAGTGCCTGCAGTGCCAGATCCGGCGAGTTCAACGCTGAAAGTGCATTCAACGCGAGTGTTTGCGAGCAGCTGTTGAGACGCGCCTAAGTAAGGACGAATTAGATCGCGGCTAACAACATCACTGCTCTGAGGAGTGATGCTCAGATCCCTTACGAGTACGGCGTCGGCCCCGTCCGGAGTTGGATCCGTCCCGTAGCTTGACTCCGTCTCGATCACGATCAGGCGTTTGCGCAGTAGCAGTGCCATCGGATGTTTCCTGTGATGGTTGTGGTGGAA